CCCCTGCACCATTAGAGCCATTGAGCGGTAATGGTGTCGATCCTAACGGAGCTAAAAGCCCGTGGCTAGAAGGGGGAACGTACAATTAATTTAAAAGGAGCCACTCATGGCTACAGTTAATTTAGACTCAAACTTTACACGAAAGCTGATGGACGGGTTTATCCCTGAATTCCAATCAGCTCGCGTATTAACTCAAAACATCGATTCACAGAAGTTCGCCGGAGCATTTAGCGGCTTAACTGGTGACAAGATTGATGTTCGCCGCCGTACAGACTTTAAAACAGCCCGTACACCTACTGGTGATTTAACTTCAGTCGCCGCTAATGACATTATCGCTGGTAAAGCAACTGCTACTGTCCAAGATTACTTTACTGAATGGGTAGAGTTTGGCGAAGCACAACAAGCTCTTGAAATGGGCAACCTGGCAGAGCTTTTACAGCCAATGGCACAGCGCATGGTCACAGACGTTGAACTTGACGTTGGTGAATTCATGATGAAGAACTCAGGCTTATTGTCTGGTGCTGTCGGAACTCCTGTTACCTCTTGGACTGACATTGCTAACTATGGCGCGACTCTTCGTAGTACCGGTGTACCAATGGAGAAAAAGTGGAACGTTGCTGTCAACCCTTTCACTCAAGTAGTGCTATCTGATATTCAGCGTAGTCTACAATCAGGTGGAACGGCTGGTGGATTGATTTCTGAAGCTCATAAAAACGCCATCATTGCGGATAACTTCGCAGGCATGAAGGTAATGACTTCCGATTCATTGTTCAGCTTCACTACTGATTCAACAGCGGATCGTGTTGGCGCGATTACAGCAACTAACCCTGATGTGACTTACTTGACAGCTAAAGACACAATGACTCAGGTTATTCAAGTATCTGGATTCGGTTCAGGCTTGGAAGTGTTTGCAGGTGATAAGCTTCAAATCACTGGTCGCAATCGTCTTAACTTATCGACTCGTAAGCCGGTTATTGACGCAGTGGGCGGTACTGTTGTATTCACTGGTACTGTTGTATCTGATGTTACATTAACGGGTGGCGCTGGTCTGATTACTATTACCGGCCCTGCATTGTTTGAAACAGCTGGCCAGTACAATACTGTTGACTCTGCACCGATCATTGGTGATGTGGTCACTCTATTAGCTGCTGTTGATACCATCCTACAGCCTAACCTTTTCTGGCATCGTGATGCTTTCACCATGACTTCGGTGCCTATCAAGCGCTTGAACTCTACTGATACTCACTTCACCACTAAAGACGGTATGCAGTTCCGTATCTCGGAAGGTTCTGACTTCATCAAGAACGAACAGATGATTCGTATCGACTTCCGTCCTGCTTATGGTGTGATGGATCCCTTCTGGGCTGGTCACGGATACGGCTAGGTTTTAGTCATATAGTCAAAAGGCTCGGTATTAACGTACTGGGCCTTTTTTGTGTTAAAATAGCTAAAATCTATCAGGATGCTAATAATGATTAAATATATCAATCAATCGGGTAATGAGGTCGAGATTAACGACACTCCCGCTAACATTCAAGCTGCTGAAAAGGCAGGATGGACTAAGGCCAAAGCTAAAAAAGCCAAGAAGGTGAACAAAGATGGCTAGGACTGCTGACTACATAGTCAAGAAGGTTCTAGACTTCCTTGTTGTGGGTGCTTCAGAGGCGTCTATACCTGCTGTAGAAGCCCAGAACATCGTTGACCTGATGAATGACTACATGGCTAGCATTGACGTCATAGGCATCGATATAGGCTATACAGAGGTCACTAACCTTGCATCAATCATTACAGTACCAGCGGGGGCTATTCGGGGCATTATCGCTAATGTCGGACTAGCTGCGGCCCCTGGTTATGATGTGGTGATTACTCAGGCCATGATCCTACAAGCTAAAGCAGGTCAAAAGGCGCTGGTTCGTCTATCAAGCGGCATAGGCCCAACTCAATACCCTTCTACTCTACCCCGTGGCTCTGGCAATACTGGACGCCGTGGATTCAGGAACGATATATTCTATCCTGATTTGCAAGATACTATATTGGCTGAGACTTCAGGAACGATTGGACTTGAAGAGAACACAGCGGAGAACACTCCATGAGCAATGTTAACAACAATCGTAAAATATCAAACTTTACCACCCTAACAACAATACCTGATACGGCGTTTATATCGTACATTGACACCGGCACTAACTTTAAAATATCCAAGGCTAACTTTCTAAACGCTTTGGGTGTAACTGGTACGATGGAACAACTAGGCGATGTGTCAGGCACTCCTATACTCAACAAAGCGGGTTCAGTTAATAATATACGCAACCTAGAAGACGGCCCAGGCATAGTCACGACTGTATCGCCTAATCAGGGCGCTTTAATCTCGCATAACTTTATTACAGGTACAGCAGGTCAAGTCGTGCTAGCAAATGCGACAGACCCTCAGCCTATAATTAGAAACATGGTTGGCGTGAATGGTATTAGTGTCGGTGTATCTATTGATGGCAATAATCTAGAAATAGGCGGGTCAACTGTTGGCCTTGCTAACAGAGTAGCAGTAACCCAAGCGGCACAATTAGCCGGGACATTAGACAGCACCAAAGAGTATTTTATTGATGGCATAGTGGACATGGGGTCTCAAACTATCGAGATACCTGCGGGCGGGTTAAGTCTGTCTGGTTATAACTTTGATGTGTCGAAGCTCATTAGCTCAGCGGCGGGTTACACAATGTTCACCTCCCCTGCTGGTGGTAGTGGCAACCTAATTGGTAAAGACTACGCCATAGAAGTCACTGGATCAGGCTCTGAAGTGTACGACATAACTGCTAACACAGGTGTAGAGGCTTTCGAATTTGCTCGCATAAACTACAACAACTGTTCATCACTGGGAACCATCACAGGCTATCGACAAGGATTAGAAGTTGGTACTGGTAGATTTGGTGGTAAGCCCGAATTAACCCTAGAAGGCACTTGGATTGGTGGTTTCTTTATTGATGTGTCTATAGTTAGGGGATTAGTAGACGGGGCTTACTCTCTATTTAAAGCGGGTGCTGGTTTTACTATGGCGTCTAGGTTTAGAAGTAATATGAACCTAGACCTACCCGCTACAGCTTCTTATGTAGACTTTGCTGCTGCTAATTTCCCTAACCCTTCAACTTTACAGCTAGAAGATAGCATTGTTACTAGAAACGGAATTACTGACGCTTCTGATACAAACCTAACGCCTAACATTGCAGCCTCTGATCTTTCTAGTGCATGGGCTAACAATAACGGGCTGGACAATACTTTTGTGGGCGGCGAGTTAGTGGTTTCATCAGAAACTACTACTACTATATCTGTCATTGACACCTATGTTGACTTGGCAGGAACATTTACAGCGGGAGACTTACAGCATTTTGATTCACCATCAAACGGCCAGCTAAGGCATTTAGGAGCATCGCCAAGAGACTACAAAATCACTGGTCAATTAGTATTAGATGGCGGTGCAAATGATGTGGTTAACCTAAAGGTGGTTATTTTCAGGGATGCGACAACGAGTTTTGAAGACGCAAAAATATCTACCAGAGTAATTAACAACCTTCAGGGCGGTAGAAATGTTGGCTACTATGTCTACATTGATAACATCATCTTGAACCAGAATGACTATGTGAAGCTGCAAGTCTCTAATAGCACGAATACAAATGATGTAACCGCAGAGATTGATTCTTTCTTTATGGTAGGGGCTAGATAATGGGCCAGCCTATAAACCTACCTATTGCGCAAGGCTCGTATCCATCAGAGTCCAGAGTTATAGCTGACTTACAGGCGATTAACTGCTATCCGAACCTAGTGCAGAATCAGGGGTTATCACAGGAAACAGTATTCGGTACGCCTGGGATAATCACACTAACGTCAACCGGTATTATCAAACAGGTTAACAGGGGTTCGCACGAAAAGAACGAGATAGCATATGTGGTCAACGGTGATCAGCTTTACAGAGTTGATAGAACAGTGGTGGATGACATTGATGTGTTTAGCAATACATCGCTGGGGACTATCACAGGGGAAGGCAGGGTAGAAATGGCAGACAATGGGACTCAGTTAATCATACTGGTCCCAGGTGGTGACGGTTTCATATACAACGAGAATGCCGGCACTCCCTTTGAGCAGATCACAGATTTGGATTTCCCCGCTAACGGCAACCCTGAAACAGTCGAATTTATAGACGGTTACTTTGTATTCACTACCGACACTAAGCGGGTTATGTCCTCAGCTTTGAATGATGGACTCAATTATAACGCGTTAGA